ATATGTCCATCCATATAAGATACATCACTTACAATTCCATGCTCCTCATCTATCTCATGTATAATATCCTTATAATCTTCTACTAAAAGGATTGCTTCTTTCAATTGTTGTGGTGTTGCTTTCTTTGCTTCTAACACATCATTCTCTATCTTAAATATAGCATCAGCAACAACAGCTGCACTTCTAACCATTCCGATATATTCTTCGTTATTTGGTAATGAAACGATTTCAGTAAACGTCTTTTGTGCTCCAGGACATATTTGGAAATACTTTGTTTCGTATCCATATACATCTAAGTTTGGTGCTTCTGCTAATAATGCAGGTGCTATACTTCCACTAGCAGCTTGTCCAGGGTAAGTTGATGTTACCGATGGTTGTGCTTCACTTTCTTGCAAAAGGCCTAATTCTCTTAATTTATTTCTACTATATGATAATGCTGATTTACCACCCCATAATAGGAATGATATATAACCACAATCTGATGTAGAATCTGCTGCATCATAATATACTTCAGCCCTACTTAGGTAGGAGTACATTCTTTTAATCGTTTCTATCGATATAGGTCTACCTTGTGCTAATTGTTGTGCACGAACTTTACCTACTGGCGTTGCACATTTATTACCATTAGCTTCATTTAATTCTATTCCTCTCTTAGCATTACCTTTCACACTATCACCATAATCAGAATAACTCTCCATATCCACTCTCTTGTTACCCTTGTATCGATTATCTTTCTTAATTAATGCCCTTATCTCACTTAGAATTAAAATTGATTCTTGCTCCTCTAAATCGTTTAAAATATTATCTGCTTCAAATTCTATTTTAGATTGTTGTACTAAGTTATGCCCGAAAAGACCTTCTATGCTAAATCCTTTTACTTCACCAGTCTTTACATAATCATTCCAAATCTCATCATTATCAATCTTAAACGTTCCCATCCAAGTACCAACCGGAACATTAAGATTATACAAAGCTGATTTATCTTTGGTAACGCTTTCTTTAATCCAACTTTCAACAAGCGTAACACCATTAAGTTTTTTATCATGTTCCAATGTTGATTTATCTGTGTACTTCTTTTTTAAGTACATTTCGGATAACTTCTTAATTGTTTCAGGTTTAAAGAATACATGGTAAGGTTTTCCTTCTCCATCTACTCTTAATATTTGCTTATCAGGGATTAAAATAGGTCCCATTACTAAACGTTTCTCATCGCTTAATGCCGCAAATTGTACCTTCTCTTTATCAAAGAATACAAAGTTAGATTCAATAGCTGGTTCTTCTACCAATGATATGGCAAAAACCTCATCTATATTCTCATCTTCTATTACTAATTCGTATATCATAATACTTTAACAATTTTGTTTTGATTTATCCACCTGTACCACCTGAGAAGGTAGCTGCTTTAGTTGTTCTTCTATCTAAAGCCTGTTGTGAAGTTACATCTCCACTAACCACATATGCTTTTATAGGTTTTTCAGATGCTGCTCCGATTGTTTGAGCAATTTGTGAACCAGGCGATGCTTGTCCGGTTGTGCCAGTTATTTGTGGTATTGCTGGACCTCCACCTACCGTTGGTACTGAAGGTGCTGCTGCACTTGCAGTTTTTGGTGGTTGACCACCTGATACTGAAGTTGCACTATCAGAGTTATTGATTTGTTGAATCGCTTTTACACCCGCTGCGATTGAAGATGCGATACTTAAACCTGCTGATATTGTGTTGATTGCAACCCAAGGTTGTCCAAACGTTAATGGAGATGCTGCTAAAGCCTTAGCGTTAGCAATACCTGTATTAACTATAATCTTTCCAATTGCTGCTGCCTGTTCTACAACTACACCAGCTATTGCTAATTTCTTATTCTTACCTGCAATTTCTTTTAAGAACGAACCAAATCCACTTGCCAAATCTAAGTAAGCAGTTTGTAATTCTGCTTTAGCTTCCAATTCAGCCATATCAATGGCCTGTCTTTCATTAGCTGCCTGTTGAGCAATTTGAGTTCTTTGGTTTTGTGTTAAACCTTCTTGTTGTAGAAGTTCAGCTTCTTTTTGAGCTATCAATTCCCTTCTTCTATCAAATGAAGTTGTAAGTAAATTTAATTCATTATCAATACCTAATAACTGGTCATCAAGTCTAGTTTGTTCTATTGCACTTCTTTCAGCTTGTGCATCTAATACTATTTTAGTTTTCTGAGCTTCTGTAAGTTCAAGATTAGAAAGGGCTAGCTTCTCTTTTTCATCTACAACTGCGATTAATTCATCGTATCTTGCAGATTGTTGAGTTAATCTTTCATTAGTTGCGGTTTCTCTGATTTGTTTCCTTTGTTCTTCAGTTAATCCTTCAACCGATAACATCATCTTTTCTTTCTCATTGATTAATGCTATCTCTCTATTATATCTTTGTTCTAATTGTGCAGTACGATTCTCATTTGCTAATTGAGCTTCTTCAAATGCTGCTTTTTGTGCATCTCTTTCCTTTTGTTTCTTTTCTTCATCTTTCTTCTTCTGCTCCTCATCAAACTTAGTATTGATTGCATCTACATCCTTATTATATCCATCTAATACTAATAAACGATTTGCATTAAATTCTTCTTCAATTTTAGTAGTATCTTTAATACCAGCATTTCTAGCTTCAGTAAGTTTAGCTTGTCTAGCTTTTTCTAATGCCTGTAAATCGGTATTAAGTTTCTCACCTCTTTTGTATATCTCTTTATCTCTATCTTCTAATCCAGCTAAATAAGCTTCAGTTACAACTTTATTTGCAGCTTCAATATCTTTTACTCTTTGTTCAGCAAGTTTCTTTTCTTCTTCTGCAGCTTTTTCAGCTCTTTCTTTTCTTTTTGCTGCCGCTTCTTCTGCTGCTTTCTTTTCAGCTTCGGTCATTCTCTTTGTACCTTCAGTAAATGCTTTAGAGCCTGTTTCCATTCCGGTTTTAACTCCATCAACTACTGCAGTTCCAATTCCTTGTGCTGTATTCTTAACGTTATCTACAAACGAAGTTACGCCTGTTTTAACAGTATCACCAACTTGCGATACACCTTCCTTAATTAAGTCTAAATCAAATGTGAATACACCCTTTAGAACTTTACCAGCTCCGGTAGCAACTCCAATAAGTGTTTTAAAATAATTTACAAAGTTGTTAATTATAAATCCACCTAACTCTTTTGCCACACCCAACACAGCGGTAAATGTACCTGATAGTACTCCCATTGTTGTGGAAAGTACTTTCATTACTTTATCATTCTCTAATAAACCAATTACTAAATCAGCCAATGCCATAGCAACCGGCTCAATAACTGCAAACACACCATTCATTATTTTGGTGAATGCTTCAGTTATCTTATTTAATTTCTTCTGTCCTTCTTCAGTTCTACTTAAAGATTCTTTAAATGCAGTAATAGCACCAATAATAAGAACAACTGCTCCTAATGCTAATTTAAATCCTAAACTAAATTTATTTAATCCTTCTTGAAATCCTTTTAGAGCTCCACCAACTTGTCCAATAGGACCAGGTAATGCAGCTAATTGGTCATCAAATTGACCGGCTTGAAAGTTTACTCTATCTTGCGCATCGTTTAGGTCATCTAATTTCTTTCTTAATTTTTCAAATTCAGCAGTACCAGTCTTACCTTCATCGGCAAGTTTTTGTAATCCAACTGTGGTTTCTCTGATTTGTGCTTTAAGTGATTTAAATTTACCACCTGTCTTATCAGCTTCATCACCTAATTGTCCAACTTCTTCTCCGCCATTTACTTCGGTATCTACTATTACCTTATATTCAGTAGTGTTATCTGCCATACCACATGCGTTTTAATAATTCTTTTACTTGTTTCCAACTATAAGGAATTTTTCTATTACCTTTAGCAAAATCTACGTTTTTTGAAACACCGTAATACTCTTTTGCAACTAATAAATCTATTATATTCTTTATCATACTGTTATAACATTTAAGATTGTACATTTAACGAACCCTCTAAAATAGGTCCTAATAATTGAATATTACACTCTCCTGTGGATAAATTGTAATCATTAATCGCACGAAGGTGATAATCATTCCCTCTAAAGTTCACAATATCATTCAATTCCATATCAAAGTAATCTGCCAATGGAATAACCGCAGATGCGTTCATTAAACGAGTTCTAGGACTATACAATAGGTTTACATAACTACTCCAATATTCTGAATATAAGGATGTATTTGGTTGAGAACCATATACAGGTTGTTCATTAAAAAATAGTAGAGATTTAGAACCTGTTGTAGGAAATTGTGAACCCGATGGTGCACTATAATTGTCAAAGTATGGAAATTTAGTTGTTTCGTGCGTAACATTATTACCATCTACTAAATAATATGATTCACAATCAATTTGTCCATTATAATAAAGCAAACGAGGTTGTACTCTGGTTGGATTATAATTTTGGTCAGAGATATAAGTTGGTATGTATATTGGTATAATTTGTGACATATAATATTATTTTTTTAGATACAATATTCTCCGAAATCACTACATGTTCCTATGTAATAATTTATAACAGCTGTTGATGGGTCAATACTATATAACTGACAACTATTTAAATCGTATAGAATTCTATAACCAGTAAATGGTATAGTACCATCAGAATCAAGATATAATACATTACCAAAATTAAGTGTTCCATCAATTGTATAAACAGCATTGTAATCATAGTTTAATTGACAAACATTACGAGGATTACCACTTGTACTCATTCCATATTGTCCAACGTAGAATACTTGTTGTGTTGGATTTAATCCTGCAACTGAACCGGATACACCTGTTCCTGCTACTTGTAATAATTGTGTTGATGCTACCGATGTTTTAACCTCAAACTTTCCTTGTGAGAAAAAGTTTTGTAAATCTGTATAATATGATTTACCAAATTCTCTATTGGCAGCTTTACTAAATTGTTGTGAAATATAATCCTGGTCTAATGTATCACCAAAGTTTAATTCGTTTACAGCTAAGTTGTTTGCTGGTATTACTTCTAATTTATCGTTTAAGTTAATATATTTGTTAAAATCCCATCTTCTACCTTTATTATACCATTGGTTAAACGGTTCTATGATAAATGTGTTTATTGAAGTTTTAGATGGATATATTACTAAGTTAAATTTCTTTTGTATAGATGTTATAAAATCAATTTGTTTAATACCCGATGTACCAAATGGCATATTAAGAGGTATATTCATAATTCTACCATCAGCTGCTTGATTTACTTTTGTTACTTGTAAAAATGATTTACTTGTACCCAATGGGTCCATCGTTACAGTTGGTAATGTTCCAGTAGATACATTAGGCCTTTGTTTAATTTGGAAATAATAATTTCCTACTGGTAATTTATCAGTTGTAAATTCACTTTGTAATTGATATGTTGTATTAATACCACCACTTCTACTTTGTTGCAATTCATCAAAAAATTGTATATAAGATTGTATAGCTCTTAAAGAATATTGTGTACCACTACCAGTCTCTACTAAACGAAGTTGCCACGTTCCATTTGCTGAAAAAGTACCAGGCATATTGTTTACTGAACAACTTACATTAATATTAAGGTTTAATATTCCTCTAAGAGAGCTTGATACTTCTACTCTATATGCACCATTATTATAAAAGTTTTGTGGGTCTTCCAATTTGTTATACCAAGGTAGGGTAACAAAAGTATTAGCAGGTAATTGGACATCTGTCATACCACTTCCAGTAATAGCTCCAACTTTAACAACTCCGTATGTTTCTAAATTAACATCATTATAAACTGGATAACGAAGTGCTCTATTACATACTAAATAAATGTCATCTAATCCACCATTATTTATAAACGATGATGAGTATGTATATCCCGCTTGATTGAATATTGCATCTAAAACTATTTTTGCTTTAATAGCAGGTTTAAAATTCTGCGTAGTAAGAGCACCATCTGCATCATCTACACCAAATTGATTAAGATTACCCTTTGTAAATTCTAATTTTTGTCCATATTCTACCAATGGATATACAATTGAACCAGAGAATAAATCTCCACTCCAACTTGCTGAAATACTATTATAAGATGATGTGTGATTATAAGCACTTAATGAAGTTAAATCAGTTAGATAACTTCTATTAATCTCTCTAGCAAAAGAAGATACTGCACCAAAGATAGTTACTTCGTATGAATCAATAAACTTATTCGCATATACATTTACTTTATTAAGTTGTAAATAACCTTGCGAAAGATATAATCCACCGAAATCTAAATAAGCTGGAACTTTTATGTTGGTAGCAAATGTATCAGGATTAAATACACTAATATCATACACATGCTCAAAGAAAGCATTGTTCTTTTTGGTACCTGGTAACGTAATTTGACGAGTAAAATCGGCAGGTATAACGCCCAAATCAAAAAGACCTGTAACATTATCAGATAACAAAATGTCTTCATCTTTAAATAAATCTAAAATTTGTCCGTCTGCAACCAATTGGAATTCAATTCCTTGTGTACTTAAAATTCCCATTATAATATAAGTTTATAACCTTGTCCAAAGTCTAACTCAAAAGTATATTGTATTAATTTATCTACTACACCTGTTTTAAAGGTAAGTGAATTAGTACTAATAGTAAGAGGTAATAAGTCAGTAGTTGATTTAACCCAATATATTTCTTCTGAAACTAATAATTGTTTGAATATATCATTATAAGATTCATCAACCCAATCAGTATTAATCTGAATAGATTGTTTTGAGTCTACTATATAATTTAAATTTGAACTATCGGATTGATTGTACGAAAGTGTTGTACCTGTCCAAGTTCCTAATTGTGGTTGATAACTTCTTTTTTCAGTTGAAAATGATTGTTTATTAACCATATAGAATGAGAACCAATCAAATTGACCGTATCTATTCTTCCATTTAAGTCTAACGTTTGGATACTTTTGTTGACAAACCACTTCGTAGTACACTGGCGAACCCAAGGCAACACTGCCGCTGTATGCTTGAATAGAATACTCAGGTGATAATGTGCTTATCGGGAAACCGTTCGATTGAGGTGCTAGAGGGTATTGTTGAATTTGTTGAGAAGATGAAACACTACCACTCAAAGTGAATGTACCATTACCTAAAGAACTAGAATAAACTAATCTGTTTGGTTGTGTTCCACCTGTTGTTCCTACATAAACTCCACCAAATCCTATATCACTTGATAATACTGATTGTGAAGCAGGTCCATCAGTCATTAATGGCCAATGTACTGATTTAGATGTAATTTGTTGTCCAATTGGTTCATCAAATAATGCGTATCCATCTAATGCTTTATATGTACCACTTGCAGTATGCGAACTTGTCACATAAATTGAAGATGATAGATATCTAAAATATCCATCTACTTTAAAATATTTTACGTTTGAAGGATTAAGTTCTGCTGAAGCAGTTAGTGTTGAATTAAGAATTCTACCAACATCAAAAATACCAACACCACTTGCATTTGGATATTTTACTAATGTGTAATTTTGTATTGAAGAAGATTGGTTTGGCGTTCCATCCCAATAATATAGGTCTAAATAATATTGAAATGATGCAGAAGTGTACACTAATCCACTCTCCGATAGTGTAAATATCGTAGGTGATTGTACTAACGATGCCGTTGCAGGAAATTGGTTATATGTTAAAGCCATCTAAAATCTTTTATTAATTTAACCTTCTAAGAACAAAAAGTATTGGAGGGTTATCTAGCCGCCCTTTCAGTAGCTAAATTCTTAAATGCTCTCTTTATACCTATTTCTATTACAGGTATGAAATCCTTTTGTATCACTCCACCCATATACTCATCAATTGTTTTCTTTAGGAGTGGGTCATTAGATGCCTGTTCAGCGAATGGTCTTGGTTTACCAGCACCAACACCCGTACCATTACCCCATTCTACCCATTTACCATATGTTGCGCCCGGAGGTGCAAATTGTAAAGATATAGTTTGTTGTGGTAATTGAAATTCAGTTGTAGTAGTAGCTGCACTCTTAATCATTTGTGCTGCTGTATTATATGAACCTATTGTATTATATAAATTACCAGTCTTATACGCGGGTTTCCAATTCCCACTTATCATATATAATTGGGCTAGTTTTGCGTATGTTTGAGCTACTTCTTCTAATGTTTTCATTAACAATCAGTTTGTACACCTTTAATATCTAATGCAGTACCCAATAAGTTAGGATATAAACAAAGGTCTTGCTGATTAAATACTTCTAAATCAAATGTACAAACCCAACCTGCTAATGCATTTGGAAATTCATTTTTAAATGGTACAGCTCTAGGTTCGGTAACAATGTCTATTGCCTGAGTTCCTCTTTGTGTAAAAGTAATAAGGTCATTTAGTATTGAAAATGTATTAGCATGTATATCAACCGAATCATCACTACCATAAAAAGGTATTGTTTCATCGTTTGCACTACCAATACTTTCATCGTTTTTTAATTTAACTTTATCAGCAATAGTAAGTTGGACTGTATAATGAAGTACTTTTTCTTGGAATCTAGCATTTGTTATCATCACATTACCAATTGGATATTGTGGAAATTCATCCATATCTAATTCAAAATTGCTACCATAAGTAACCCTTTGAATAGATGGGTGATTCTTCATTATTGTTTTGAAGTAGTTAATTACATTATAATATAAAACGTAATTAGTACCTAAGTTATTTACTAAATTTACAGGCATATTATTATAAGTTTATTCCACCAAAATAAGCATTTCCCATATCAGGGTAGATTTGTGTTTGATTACCTACTGATTCTAAGTACTGTGGTATTTGATTTGAATATGATATTAGATAGTTTTGCATTCTAGTCGCGTAGTAATCAGCGTTGTTCATAGCTTTTTGAAGAAGATAATCTACTTCGTTTTTGCTTACCGATTTAGCCGTTTCTGTTTCATGCTTAACTGCACCTTCACTTTTGAATTGTACCCCACTAAAAGGAATGTATTCAACACAAGCGTACCATATTAGAGTAGGCTTGATATGTTCGTTAATTAGGTCCTGATAATAGATATCTAATGAACTAACTGTCCCTGCTACTATACGAGCTTGTAAAAAATCAAATAGTACTGTACCTAATAGGTTTAGGATGTATTTATCCTGCGCAGTTCTCACAAAGTTAAGTAATCTATCTGCATCAATAGAACCCTGTAATGGGGTGTTTTTGATTATATCGTTTCTTGTTATAAATAAAGCGTATGCCATATCTTAATTATTTTTATATGTTTCAAAATTCTTAGAGAAGTTTGGATTAGTTTTTGAATAATCCATTAACGTTTCAGTTTCTATATTAGTGTCTACTGATGATGGATTATCTTCAATCTCCGCAGGGTTTTCCGATTGTTCGTTAATATCATCTTGCACCTCATCAATTGTTTGTCCTGTCTCCGCTGCTGTTTCTGAAAGAATTACCAATGGCGTTAATTGTTCAAAGTATAATTCAGAAGCCTCATAACCACCAACAGTCAATGCTTCTGATAAGAAGTTAATGATTAAGTTTTGGAACGGAGTAATTGTCATTGTTTGTAAAATAGAATAAGCTGTTTTCATTTCTTCTGATTGAGAACTAAATCCATTAGATATAGTTCTGATACCAAATAATAATGGTGATGTTACTCTATGTGCTACTAAGATTCTATCTTGTGCGTATTCTGCAACATACTTTGTTTTATCATGCAGATTATCAGTTTGTATAGTTTCTATTGTAGGTTTTCTTTCGGGATCATCATTGAATGTAATAATAAATCTACCAGCATTTCTTGTGCCTGTAAACTTAGCTTCTATCAAATCCTCAATTGTATCTCTTTCTTCAGGAGCTGGAATACCATTGTTCATATTCAACATTACTAATGGTAAGAAACCATTCTCAATATTGTTTAAATGTAAGTTAGATAATTCAGCTTCTACAAAAGATAATTGTAAAGCAGGTATCCAATCAGGAAGGGAATAATAATATTTACCTGGTGAATAATTCTTTATCCAAAGTATTTCCATTTTATCTTTAGAAGTACCAAAGGCTGCTATCTTCTTTTTATTTCTTTGTGCTTTCTGGTCATTCCAATCAGTACAATAAAAATAGTTTTCTATTTTTGGATTATCATAAAGTTTTTCAGCTCTAAAGTTTTGTACTGGAGAGTGATACATCTTTATAATCTTTTCATGTTTATCATCCCAATATACTTGGAATGTTGCATTACCATATAATTTTAAATCAAATGCTACACGCTTCATTTCTTCTTGAGGAATTATCTTACCTAATGTTTCTTCAAAGGCTTTATTCTTTGTGTAAATACCTTTACCATATATTAAGTCAGCTATCCCTTCTACACATGCTGCGTTTGTTGTAGAGTTGTTATAAGCATCGGTTACATTCTGAAAGAAATCATCAGGTCCTATAATACCAACAGGCACCCATTGATAACGGGTTTTTGTATCTTCAGTTATTACAGGGATGTCTTGTTGTGCCATATTTACAACACTTAAATTTTGATTCAATTTCATATTATTCTAAAATTATATATTCGTTGTTACTTACGTTACTAATATAAACATCTTCCAAAGGAATCTGATTTACATAGTTAGGTTTGTTAACAGATTGAGATGTAAATACACTAACACTACCATGCCATATTGAGCAAGTAGTATCATTTATAAATGCTCTCCATTGTGTACCAACACTAGCTGATACGAAAAGAGGAACTTGCGAAGCTGTAAAGGATAACTTAGATTCATATGCATCATATGTGTAATTTGATAATGATGCAGTATAATTTTCTAAAGTTGTCATATCTTGCAAATACAATTTAAGGTTTGCAGAACCCGTAGGTTGTACGCGGAATGTCCATATGTTACTTCCTGATGAGTAGTATGTTAGCATTATCTCGTCTTTAGTTTATTATTTAACAATTTTAGAATGTATTATAGTAATGGACATAAAAAAAGGGTAACACCTGTGCTACCCTTTTGATAATTTCTTTTCTATACTATGAGTTAGAATTTCCTACAATAGTTGGTTGATTAGCCATAGCTCCAAATGGGTTACCATATGTTGAGCCTGATACGAATGGTGCTGGGAATGGTTCTAATCCAGTGAATGTTACTGAATAACCATAAAGGTCACCCAATGCCGCTCCTGTTTGGATAGTTCCGCCAGTTACATCTGCACCCTCTCTTTGTCCCACTAATAGGGTATCCCCTGCGCTAGTGTGTACGAAGATTTGAGGTCTACCATAAGCCATCAACTTTAATTGAGTTGTCATCTCATTAGTTAATTTCTTCAAGTTTAGGACTAATTCTTGTGAGAAGAAAGTAGTACCGTTATCTCTTGATGAGTTAACTGTTTCAGTATAGCTAGAATTTCCTTTAAGTTGGTATTGATAAACTGTTAATCCAGTAGGTAAAGATTCTATTAAGGCATCAGTGTTCGCCTGAGAAGACGTTGCTAATGAGCCAGAAGTATAGTTTACAAAGTAAACTGAATCTAAACCGCCGATTGAATCTTTACAAGGTTCATTTCTACCGATTGTTAAATTACAAGCCATGTTTTTAGTTTTTTAAGTTAATTTTTGTTTTTAATACATTTAAGAATGAGGGAGGGAATTACACCCTCCCATTATTCATTCAATATATTAATAGTTCTTATGGATTGCGATGTCATTACCGATACCATATTGTGTACCAGCTGTGTATCTCATAATGATTCTGTAGTTTTGAGAACCATCTAAGTTAGCCATATCTAATACTCTTACTTCATTGTAATCACTCAATAAACCTGTACCGAAGTATAAGTTTGATTTTTGTGCTGCTACTACTGCTGAAGATGCAAGACCAGGACAATGTGCCATCTCAATACCGTTGAAGTTCAATGGTTTCTCACCAACAGTTACTTGTGTTAAGTAACCATTAGAAGTTCCTGCAGTACCTAATGCTTGTTGATAAGCCTTAACTACGTTTGTTGGAACGTAAATCATCAAGTCTTCTTTACCATATACAGTAATAGGAATTGCATTTACTAATGAATCTAATACTGTTAATACGTTTGCTGAAGTAATTGAACCAGAAACAGAAGATGTTACAGGAGCGTTTACACCACCTGCTACAACTGAAGAAGATAAAGCGGTATAGATACCACCGAATTGTCCGTTAGTTGCAGTTACACCTCTCCAAATTGATTCTTCAGTAGCTTGTGCTACTTTACCACCAACGTAAGAGATTAAGAAATCGTTGAAATCTTTTGGAATCTCATCAAATGCGCTATAGCCCAATTGAAGTGCTTGCCAAGAATCTACGAACTCTTGCTTACATAATTGTAAGTTAACTTGTAATTCTTTTGGTTCTAAGATTCTCTCAGTAAGAGCTACAGTACCAGAAGTTGTGAAGTCACATGATGCGTTGTTCACGATGCTATC